CAAGCAGACAAGGCAACTATGCACCGGCCGTGGGAATTTATACCCTCGACGGTCTGGTACTCAACACCCAAGCCTCAATCAGAAAAGGGTCATCAGGGGGTCCAATCCTCTCAACCACCGGAATCATTGGCTGCATCAACGCTGAAGCAGAACGAATCACCAACTTCGGAATTGTCTTCGACCAAGAAACTATACGTTTTTTAGGCAGTTCAGGGGCGGGACCATCATCGAGACAGGCAGAACTCTCATCAGAAAACCCCTCAGATCAGATGTCTATTACGACGTCCTCTTCTACGACTATCTCAGAGGTTTATTCCCGGATCTTGAGCGGCAATACCGATGGACTGACATGGGGGCAGAAAAAGAGCGCAATGAACTACGAAAGTACCTATGGGGATCCGAGACGGGCAGTACCACTAGACAACTCCCTCTGGGACTTCATTCAACAATGGGCAGAATCGAAGATTCCAACGGAAAAAGAGAAACAGGAGATCGAAGAGTGGATGCGTTCGAAGAGGAACGACCGCCAACGGAAGGAGGACGACAGAAACCCCAATGCACCTCCCAATCAACACCAACCACCTGGCTTCGAGTCGGGGGACAAGAAGTGTTGTCCGAAGAAGTAGAATCTCCTCACACGCGTGTGTTTGATCAGCAGCTCACACATGCGCTCAACACCTTTGATCTTGACACTGCTGCTGCCTGGACTTTCGAAACTTATGTCTCAAGAATTGGTTTAGTTGAGGGAATGCGCACGATAGACGAAATTAAAATAGATCTCACAGGTTCAAATGGTTTTCCCTGGATACATTCAAACTCGACGGGCTACAAGTTACAACAACGTCCGAAAGCAGGCGCTACCTGGCGTAATAAGGGGGAGTGGCTACATGGTACATCCATCCTGCCATCCTGTAAACCTTATTTTGTCTGGTGGCTCGACCGCGCTGCCCGGATAGGTGATCATGAATATCCTGAACTCACCTGGTACGGTTTTCCAAAACATGAGATATTACCAATTGAAAAAGCAAATAGAAAGACACGGCTAATAACTGCCGCACCAGTGGAATTGGCCCTCTTGGGGGACATCTGCTTGGGAAAGATTTTTGACTCTATTTCCTGTACTTTTCTGGACCTTCCACACACCCTGGGGTTTACACCCTACGGGGGTGGCTGGAATGCCTTAATTACACAGATTACCGAGGGCAAGATGAATAACGTCATACAGACAGCTGACATAAAACAGTTTGACGGTCACCTAATGGTGCCGCTCCTCGAAAAGGTAAGAATTTTCTTCAGGAGAATAACAAACTGCCATCGGGAAGATACTCCCGAGAGGCACCGTCAAGCGCGTCTAATTGACTACTTATTCAGTGAGCTCAGGTGTAGTTTCATTACTCTTTCTCATGGTGGTGACTTCTTTAAGGAAGGTGGTAATAACTCAGGTACGCCTGGAACAACCTACATCAACACAATAGCCCATGAAATGATCCAGAGCTATAACGCCATTCAAATGAATTACAAATATTGGAACTGGTCAAAGGTTAAGCGTGTGCTCAACGGAGACGACGTAATGACCCAGAGAATGCCTGACAAGTTTTGGGAGAGCTACAATCATTTTGGTATGACGGTTACCGTTAACACAGGGCGACCGAACCAAGTTGACTATCTCTCGCATCTCTCTGTCTGGACCCCTCTCGGGTATGTTTGTAGACCGAAAACAGACAAAGCACTCTACAGCCTTATGACAAGTGACCATAAACACTATCATGCCTTTCGA